CCCCACCCATCACTGGTTCTGTTGCAGGTTGAAACTCTTTCTCTTCTTCCAGAACTACTTCTGCAATACCAGTACCGAATACAGCCGCATTGATAAGACACTCTGCTACACTCTTGCGTACTTTGTTCTTCTTAAAGTCTTTGGTCAAAGTCTCACGTAGAAGAGCAATGTCCTGACGTTGGTTGTCAGCTACGTCATCTTCTATGTCAAAGAACTTACCACGACCAAAGGTGGCTTCTTCTAGTTCCGCGACTGAGGATTCCACAGCTTGCTGTAGGGCAGGAGTAATAATACGTGAGCGTTCTGATTCTCTAGTCCTATCCTCAGAAGCCCAATGACCGCGCCACAGCCTGTAGTATTCATCAAACTTTTCTGCATAGTTGGATTCAAAGTGGTCACGCCAACCTTGACATTTATTTATTACCCAACCTTCTAGTGTTTCTTCCAGTACAAACTGGTCTTTATCATCATATAACATATTAGTACCCTGCGTAAGCATCTAGTAGTTCATATTCTTCTTCTTGGTAATCTGACATATAGGCTATGTTAGCCAACTGGTCTATATAAGCCAAGGAGTCAATTAAATCATCATGCACCATTTGGTTTGGAAACTGAAACAACTCATCCAAAAATGGTGTGTTCCACTCCCCCTTGTTTAGCGTTATAGTTCCATGTTCAAATCTTCCTTGTAACGCCCAAACAATCCTATCTGTCTTTTTCTTATTACCATGCGTAAGTTCATCAACTCTAAAAAACCTCTGGTTCTTTTTCATCAAGTCACTGAGGTAAGGGTACACTGCATTCTTCAACGCCCCTTTTTCAATCCCGACAGCCACAGGGCGATAATCCCTGACAGCTTCAAAAATCTTTCGCGCAGTGGTTTCCACACCCCATCTACCATGAATGATGTCAGCGACCCACCAACCTTCTTCACTTGCTTTAACCACTGAGATAGCCGTTTGGTCAAGGCGTTTAGTTTTGGTTGTGACTTTAGCCACATCAGCGAATCCTGCCAAATCGACTGCAATGTAGTACTGACCTTTGTCAGGCTCTTCTTCACAAAATTTAATATGTTCTTCTTTGAATAGTTCACTGCCTTGAGCCTCAAATGATGCCATGAACTCCTGTCGGAAACTGTAGGCTGACATTGACTTCTTAGCCGCCTCAATCTCCTCTGGGTCTAACAGGGGGTTGTCATAGCTAGTAAAGTGATAACCCTTGAATGTATCGTCTTCCGATAAACAAGAGTACTGGTATAAATCATAAAAGTGATTCCTGCCCATTGGCGTACCAATGAACAAAGCATCACCCTTTTGGTCAGCCAGTGCAGGTCTAAGTATCTGCTCCCAGACCTCTGGCTTCATGTCAGCGTACTCATCCATAACAAGGAACTTAAGACTGACACCACGCATGGTTTCTGGTCGGTCTGCCCCTTTGAGTGCTATGGTCGCGCCATTGACTAACTTTATCTGTAAATTATTAACATGGCTGGATTGTACTACAGGGTGTCCTATCTCCAACAGGACTTGCCACATAATGTCCCTAGCCTGTCCCTGTGTAGGGGCTACGTAGAACACATGACCACGTTCCGTTTGCAACGCCCGAATGATGAGCATCCATGCGGCTAATCGTGACTTACCTGTCCGTCTACCTGCGGCTATGACCTTAAATCGGGTGGGGTCTTCAAAGACCTCCTGTTGCCAAGGAAGGAGCGATACGTTAAGTTCAGTCAACCTAGTATGTCCACATCACATAAGGGGTTGTATCGTCACCATTGCGAATATCAACATGAACAAAACTAGAAGCGACTCCGATGCCTGTGAATCCCAAGCCAATCGCCTCTTCAACAATAACAAATCTTTCCCAACCATTGTCCACTTTAATATCTGCCGCAATGCCTTGACTGTGTGTTCCTGCAATTTTTTTCTTAGCCTCTATAGGATGTTCTGGGGCGCGATAGCCCGATGTGATATGGAATGGAAAACCACAGGCTTCTCTGAGTGCATCTAATTTTTCGATGAACTCATCCTTCATTTCGTTCTTGCCAGTGTATTGACAATCAAACTCTTCTCTGGTGAAGTACTTAGCCATCTATGATTTCTCCGTCTAAAACTTCTTCTTCATTTGATATTACTGTAGTCTCACCGCCCACTCCAGTAATATTAATTTGTATGGCAGACTTCCCTGCGCCTTTGACAACATCTTTCTCAAACGCCCCTACAGGGACAATGCGGTCAACTATTAGCTTCCATGCGGCTGATTGATGTTTATGTTCGTCATTAAGTGCGGCATCAAAGATTGACTCCAACACCTTCCTAGACTTAGGTGACGTTAGCATCCTGCTTTTGTATTCATTGATGATAGCGGCATCACCTTTGGGGCGACCTCTGGATAGACCAGTCGCTCCCCTCTTTCTTGACACCACATCTGATTTCTTTGGTCGCCCCCTCCTTTTCGGAGGATTCGTTTCAACAGCCATTGGACTCTCCTTAAGTTATCTTAAGTATCCTTAGACTTAACCTTTATTATTATACATTAATGATTATACATTAAAGTTTAATAACTAAGACTACTTAAGTATACTTAAGGCTTGTTAAATTATCTCTTTACTTATGCTTTATATTATAGCATACTTTTAACTAAAAGTCAAGAACTTTGTTAATAAATAATAACTATCTCTATGACCTTTTTAATAGGTATAGTCAACTTAAGTGCCGCCTCTGGTTTCCTTAAGTAAATCAACAACTTAGAGGTATAAACATAAGGCTACCTTTTTTCTAATTTTAGTCTTTTTTGTATACCAGTGGTAACCTACAAGGTTTAAGGCAACACGCGCACCCCCCGACCCCCTCATTTATCCGCAGGTTGGCATGATGTTTGCATGAGAAAACTTTGGCATGACTATTGCATGACCCAAGTTGGCATGACTTTTGCCTGTCAAAAGATTTTCAAAAGGCAAAGCATGAGTATGCCAGAGGATACCTATTGACCTACTTATATACACATAGATTATAACCAATAGTTCTAAGCATATTCCAAAAAGATATATAAAAAAGTTTAAAAAACATTTGACAACCCCAAAACTAGGGCGTACTATGGCAACCATCAATCGGAGCAGGGTTGTGTTGGGAGAAATACTTACCCACTTGAGATACCGAGGTGTCTTAGTTAAGTTAGGGCGAAACACAACCACCGAGCGACCTTAGAATAGCGGTAGCGGATATTGACGAATTGCCTCGGCATTATCAATATACTAAGCCATACTAACTAAGCGAATAATCTAAACAGTTAGCATCTAGCTGATAGCGTAGCGGTGAGGGTTTAATGCATTGTGTAGGCAATCGCCATTTATGGTACTGTCGTAAACGTCAAGCGACTAGCGGTAACATTTGCAAATTGTTTTTGATTATTCACCATAGGCAATCCGATGGGTTGGTTATGGTGAGTAATTGAATTTATTGGAGACATTCAAATGAAGCATTATAAATTATCCTATGAAGAACTAGCAAAACAGGGTCGCAGATATTACAATGACACTAATTTTTGCACAGTGATTGCCTTAGCGGTGGCTTGTGACTTACCATTCGGCAAGGCATACCATACATTCAAACGCGCAGGGAGACAGCACCGCAGAGGTACAATGATTGGGCAAGCGTGGAAAGCCTTGCGCGAATTTGGTAGAGGCATGGAGAAAGACGAACAGAAACAAGCCGAATGGCAAGGGAGAACAGTCAACCAAATGCTCAAGCAGTGCCATACTTGGAAAGGAAGATATTTTGTATATATCAGCGGTCATGTAATAGCGATTCGTGATGGAGTCTGTGAAGATTGGACAGCATTGGAGCATTGTTGCAAGCGTAAAATTGAATCAGTGTACAAGATAGGTAAAAAATAACCCCTCACTTTGGGCAATGGAATGCCCTGTTTTTTGATTGTATTACTAATGCTCATTTGATATAGTGGGCATCATTAATCTAATCAAAAGGTGATAATTATGAATGCACAACCAAAATTTTCTAAGGCAAGTAAAATGCCTTGTCGCAGTTGGTCTCTACAGGCATTGGACACTTGCCCTGCTAGTCGTGATGGCAAGGGCAATCTGGTCGATGCTTGTAAGGGTTGTTATGCTACTGATGGCAATTATGTTTTCAGCAATGTTAAAGCACCAAGACTACATAACCAAGACGATTGGAAGCATGACGATTGGGTTGACGTTATGGTCGCAGAGTTGGACAATGATAGATATTTTCGTTGGTTTGATAGCGGTGATATGTATGATATTAGACTGGCGCGTAAGATGCTAGAAGTGATGAAGCGAACCACTTGGGTACGTCACTGGCTACCTACACGAATGCATAAGTTTGACAAGTTTAGGGAAGTTATTGCAGAGATGGAGTCATTACCCAATGTAGTTGTAAGGTTGTCAAGCGATAGCATTAGCGGTGGTATTATTGATGGTGATAACACTAGTACCATAATTCAGTATACGGAAGATGCAACAGAGACAATGACAGTCTGCATGGCTTATGAACGCAAGGGCAAATGCGATAAGTGCCGAGCGTGTTGGGATAAGGATACAGCGGTCATTGCCTATGTTGCTCATGGTCGTAAGATGGCAAAGCAGTACAAATTAATTGACACAATAGAGGTAATATAATGGGTATAGATAAGTTTACAATGCAACAGCTATACGAACTAATTGAGTATGGCGAACTGTGGAACGCAAGCGTATCTCTGGAGGAGTTACGGAATCAGGCTGACTCAGGTTGGCTTGCAGATTTTATCTTTGAATTGGAGAATGCAATAGACAATCTGCGTGGTGACTTCAAGGATAGAATCATAGACCTACAGGAGGATATGGAGGAGCGAACAAAGGAGCAATATAGCCAGTAAGTATCACATAACGCCATAGCTTGTCTTGTGTGGCGTTATCTAATGTTTATTGGTACTACCCTAGTGGGTAAGTGTAAAGTGTCTTAGAACGCAATTAGAGAGGTTTTAGACTATGCGGAATTTAAAAGGTAAAAAAGTGAAAGGTATTTATATAGGCATGATTGAGGTAACAGGTGTGGTCGAGGACTCATACTCTAGCTATGGTTGTGGTGTTACTCATCATGTTATTTTAGATGAGGGCTTTACAGTATTTGATGGTGCTGTATCGCGCCCTAAAGGTGACGTTGTTTTAATAGAACATAAAGATATAGAGGTGCTATAATGTTTAATGTTTTTATACATGAGTTGAGTATCGGTATAACTTGTGATAAAGTTGTAGAGAATACCGATAATGGTTGTATTGAATTTTGGTTGAGAGGTGAACCAATGTTTAGGGTGTATGAAGATAACCCAGACTACCACCTGTTTGCCTATCACGTAACTGAGGAGGAGGAAGAATAATGTTTGACTACGTATTGGAAGTAACAAAGAAGAAAAAGACAGCGACATTCTACGCCCCAGATTATGCCACAGCAGTAGGCATGGCGCGTATCTATGTTGACAACCAGTATACCGCAGTGGTATACCCTAACGTATTTAATGAGGAGAAATAAAATGAGTATCAGATTTTCTGTTTGGGTTGGTGGTGTTGAGGTTAACAGTCACCTATTATCTTTTGATGATGCGGAACGCATAGCTAAGAACTGGACTGACGATGGCTATGATGATGTCAGTATTGATGCGTATAGGGAGTCTTGATATGAGGTATGATATATTAAAGGAGTTGAAGTTATACTTTGACGACCACTATGAGCATTTTGGTGGCTACCCTGTAACCTTTACGTTCAATAAGACAGTGTTCACCTATGACGAATGTGTGAAGTTATTGGATAGTATTGGATACCATTGGAGGGAGGTATAGCCCTATGCATACCATTCTTAAAAGGGCTTGGCGAGTCTGGGCAAAGGCACTAGGAGAGAAGTCTGGTGTTGATGACTGTGAAGCAGACTTGATTGCTATAGTGCGTAGTGTTATAATAGGTGTAAATTTTATAACCTGTTTCTTTATTATGGCGAATGTAATTCATAATTGGTAATTAGGTACTGGTAATGGAGGAGGTAACTTGAATACTATTCTAAAAGATTTTATACAAGGTGTTGTACTTGGGTGTATCTTTATGTTAGGATACATAATGTTAACTAATTATCTAGGAGTATAGATATGACTATTGTAGATGTAATAGAGCGTGTTCGCGGTGACTACGCTAGAAACTTAGACTGGTTTAATACTCAGCGTGATGATGGTGAGCATGATGATAACCGATTGGTTTGTAGTGAGGTCATAGAAGTGTTAGACTTCTTGATTCAACAAAATGAAAAGCTAGAATGGGAGGCTCAGAATGGCAGAGTACTATGATAACTTTGATTGTTTGAATGATTATGAGCGCGGTGAGTTAGACTGTGTACTTGGTTACCCTGCGTTAGACAATGAATCCGAGGACTATTATCTGGGATATGGTCACTACTACGGAATGCTAGAGACCCAGACAGGAGCAGAATGTTATGTATAAGACTATTGATTTGACTGTGCATCATGGTGTAATTGATTCACTTAATATGGTTCTGTTAGGCTATGAGATTGTCAGCCAAACAGAGACAACAGTAACCTTTAAGATTAAGGAGTAATGTCATGCTATGTAGAATAACCGATGACCCTAGCTATGATTATAGCGACTACTGTGAGGGCAAGGGATACTATGCTCAGAAGCATGAGATAACTGAGCGTGAAGATGACCCTAACTATGACCCTGACGACCCCTTTGGTGATGCCCACTTGTATCCACCAATCTCTCAGGAGGAGATGGAGGAGCGTAAGAAAGAGGTTCAGGCTCGTCAGGCTCAAGTGGACTACTTTGAAAAGCAACTGAGAAAACAATTCGGAGGTCAGAATGCATTACTATTTGGTAAGAAATTTAACCCATTACCATGATGAACCTTTTGTAGAGTTTATTGTTGTACACCATGATGACGTACTACCAGAGTACGCATCAGAGTGGATAACCATGTGGCACAATAACGCCATGCCCGATGAGTTGGACTGTGGCATGGTGATTGTGAGCAATGATGATGACCCTTACCTCATTGAGAAAGGTAGCTATGTGGATAGGGAATTGGAGGAGCATGAGGTAGGTGTACTGACTGACCTGTTCTTGGATTGGTCTTGGGATACCATCAGTCGGTTTGTTAAATATAAACTTGAGGAAAATACTAAGGAGAAAGCATGAGAAAAACTATTAACTGGTTGGGTATGTTGTGGTCTGCTGAGTTACGCAATGGTGTAGGCTTTGACGTAGAGTTTGTAGACTCTCGCCCTGTATGGGTAATGAAGATAGACACTAGGACTGGCGTGGGTTCGTGGGAATCTATGCCCTTTGAAGGTGTCGTAATTTTGTTACCTTTTATCAACATCAACATAGGTAGATGCTACGTAGAGGTAGACGATGAGTAGGTGTAAAGCGTGTGACGTTATACTGACTGAGCAGGAACTAAAAAGAGTTGACAAGCTAACAGGGTTGCACCTTGATTTATGTAACACCTGCCTTAGACATTCTGACAGTGCCATTGAAGAAGATATGGCTCAGTATGGTGGTGAAGATGAATTAATTATAGATGTTGACGATATAATTAGACAGGAGGTGTTGCATTAAGATAAGAAGTGTGATATAATATTCTTATGTACTAAGGTAAACTTTAAAGATTATATATTAAATTATATACTAAAGTATACCTAAGTATCTAAGTGAGCAAGGTGGAGTGCTTTGATGGATTGGGACTACCCGATTCTCACTTAGGGGCTAATGGCGACTAGTCCTCTCCGCAGGTCGCCCCAATGTAATCTTTATTAATTAACTAAAAGGCAAATTACTATGGCAGTATTAGAAGGTAACGTAGCGTTCGCTAACCTTGACGAACACGAAATGTATCAAGGTCAATCCACTGGTAAGTATTCTTTGGTTCTATCTTTAGAACCTGCTGATGCTGATACCTTAGCCAATAAGGGTGTCAAGCTACGCGACTATGAGGGTACACCACAGCGTAAGTTTAGCACCAAGTATGAAGTACCAATGTTTGATGCTGATGGTGGTGAGTTTACTGGTCGTCTAACCAGAGGGTCAAAGGTACGTGTACAGTATGCCGAGGGCAAGCCTCACCCTGTACATGGTACGTCAACTTACCTTTCTAAGGTCAAGGTCTTAGAACTAGCCGAAGCCTCCGAAGGTGGCGGTGACTTTTAATGAGTGAATCTCACTTTGTCCAACATGAGCCATGCCCTGCGTGTGGCTCTAGGAACAACCTTGCTAGGTACTCTGATGGTCATGCAGTCTGTTTCTCGACAGGCTGTAACCATTATGAGAAGCCTACTGGTGAGGTAGTTGAAAGTAAACCGAAACATAGGAGACTTGAGATGACAGGTGTTGTAGCTTCAATCCCCGACAGGCGTATATCTGAGACAACAGCTAGGCAGTTTGGTGTCACAGTAGAGTACGGAACATCGGGACAAATTGTAAAGCACCACTATCCCTACTTTGACAAGGACAGCGGAACGCAGACAGGAACTAAGTCACGCATAGTTGAGAACAAATCATTCTACTCTAGCGGTACGTTTGATAACGTAGGATTGTTTGGTCAGCAAGCGTTCAAGAGTGGCGGTAAGTACGTGACGATTGTAGAGGGAGAAGCAGATGCCCTAGCAGTATCAGAGATGTTTGACAACAAGTGGGCAGTAGTGTCCATACGTTCAGGGGCATCAGGGGCAGTCAAGGACATCAAGGCAAACTTGGAATGGCTTGAGACATTTGAGAATGTTGTTATCTGTTTTGATAATGACAAGGCAGGACAGGAGGCATCAAAGGCAGTGCTTAGTTTGTTCACGCCCAACAAGGCTAAGAATGTAGTGTTGCCCATGAAAGATGCAGGAGATATGCTCAGGGAGGGTAACGTACAGGGATTCACTAAGGAGTGGTGGAACGCAAAGCCATATAGACCTGATGGGATTGTCAGTGGCTTGGATACTTGGGAATTGTTACAGGCTCAAAAGGATGTTAAATCTATACCATATCCTTGGTCTTGCCTGAATGAGTTTACGTTTGGGTTTAGACCTAGAGAGTTAGTGACAATCACCAGTGGTTCAGGCATGGGTAAGTCCCAGATTATCAGAGAGTTGGAACACTATCTTCTCAAGAATACCGAGGACAACATTGGTATCCTAGCGTTGGAAGAAGATGTTCCCAAGACAACCTATGGCATTATGTCAATAGAGGCTAACAAACTTCTACACATACCCCATGTTAAGGAGAGCCTAGTTGAAGGTGAAGAACGCCAGTATTGGGAGAACACCTTTGGGTTAGGTAGGATACAGTTGCTTGACCACTTTGGAAGTACAAGTGAAGATGACCTACTAGCACGTATACGTTACATGGCTAAAGGCTTGGATTGTAAATGGATTATCCTTGACCACTTGAGTATTGTGGTTAGTGACCAAGCTAATGGAGATGAGCGTAAGGCGATTGATAGTATTATGACTAACCTACGTAAGATTGTACAAGAGACTGGTGTAGGTATGTTCTTAATCTCCCACTTGAGACGACCCAATGGCAAGGCACATGAAGATGGCGGTCAAATTAGCTTGGCAGAGTTACGTGGTTCTGCATCTATAGCACAGCTATCTGATATGGTGATTGGCTTGGAGCGTGAACAGCAACATAAAGACCCTATTGTACGTAACACGACCACTGTTCGGGTACTAAAGAACAGGTTCGCAGGGTTAACAGGGTGCGCTTGTTATCTGTATTATGATTCTGATACTGGTCGCATGATTGAAACTACCTGCCCTGTGGATGATGAAAAGCAGGAGTTCTAAATGAAGCAGTTTGTATTTGACATAGAAGCCAATGGTCTTAACCCAGACAAGGTGTGGTGCATCTGTATCCAAGAAGTAGGTTGTGATATAGTGTACTCAATACACCCCAATGGTATAAAGATTGGTCGATTCCATGAGTGGCTAGAAGAACAGGGAGAGTGTGAGTTGATTGGTCACAACATCATCGACTACGACATACCTGTCTTGGAAAGACTGTTAGGTGCAGACTTTAGTAAGTGTAAGATAACCGATACGTTAGTATTGTCACGACTTGCCGACCCATCAAGGGAGGGCGGTCATTCTTTAGAAGCATGGGGACAGCGACTAGGTTGTCCAAAAGGTGAGCATAATGATTGGGATAGTTATTCGCCAGAAATGGTGGAGTATTGTGAGCAAGATGTTCGGGTTAATGTCAAGGTGTACAAGGCGTTACGAAGTGCTTTGTCTGACTTTGGAAGCGAAAGCCTTAGCCTTGAGCATTCAGTACAGAGTATTATCTCACAACAAATCCGCAATGGATGGTTGCTAGACCAAGAGGGTGCGTTTGTGCTACTGGCTAAACTCAAGGAGCGTAAGTTTCAACTGGAAGATTCAGTACACAATACGTTCAAGCCCCTGCCTACATTTGTACGTGAGATTAAACCTAAGTTTAAAAAGGATAATAGCTTGTCCGTTGTGGGTCTAAAGTTCTTAGGCGAACACTGGACTACAGTCTGCGGTGACTTTAGTAGACTGGACTACCCTGAGTTTAATCTAGGTTCACGACAGCAGATTGCACGTTACTTACAATACTTTGGTTGGAAGCCTGAGCAGTTTACTGACAAGGGTCAAGCCATTGTTGATGAAGCAGTGCTATCTAAAGTCAAGGATATACCAGAAGCATCTATGATTGCTGAGTACCTATTGGTTCAGAAACGGATGGCTCAGGTAAAGAGTTGGCTTGATGCTGTAGGAGATGATGGTAGGGTACATGGCTACGTAAACGCTAATGGTACTGTGACAGGGCGTATGACACATTCTAGCCCTAACACTGCTCAAGTACCTAGTGTGTCAGCCGAATATGGTAAGGAGTGTCGGGCTTGTTGGACTGCACCGAAAGGATACAAGGTGGTAGGTATGGATGCCAGTGGTCTTGAGTTACGGATGCTTGCACATTATATGAATGATAAGGAGTACACTAATGAAATACTCAATGGAGACATTCATACAGCAAACCAAATTGCTAGTGGCGTTAACACAAGAAGTCAAGCGAAGACTTTCATCTATGCGTTCTTGTATGGAGCAGGAGACTCTAAAATCGGAAGTATCATTGGAGGAACTGCTAGGGATGGTAGAGCACTTAAGGATAAGTTCTTGTCGAACACGCCATCTCTTAGAGACTTACGAAAGAGAGTTAGCATGGCATCTGGAAGAGGCTATGTTTACGGCTTGGATGGGCGAAGGGTCTATGTACGCTCAGAACACTCGGCACTAAACACTTTGCTACAATCAGCAGGTGCTATTGTTATGAAGAAAGCACTGGTATTGCTAGATGAGTACGCTAAACTTTGGAACATTGACTACAACTTTATAGGAAATATACATGATGAAATTCAAACAGAAGTTAGAGAAGACCAAGCAGTTGATTTTGGTAGGTTGGCAGTATCTTGTATTGAAGCCTCTGGCTTACATTACAAACTTAATTGCCCCCTTACAGGAGAATACAAAATCGGAACAGACTGGTCAGAGACCCACTGATGAATTACCACCTAACCCAATGGGCAAAGTTAGAAAGCCTGAGAGATATAAGTTTATTGATGGCGAATGGTGGTACTACTTCCCTAAAGATGGCACAAGCATTCATACAGGGAATCACATCAGGGAACGCGCCAGTACAATACGCGCTAAACTTGACCGATTCAAAGCAGGGGTAAGGGCATGAAACCTTGTAAAGAAGATAGAAAGAAGTTTGATTTGGATTTGGCGTATGGCTCTGTCAGGGAAGACAGGGTTGCCGAGATGCTACAAGATAAGAAGATAGAAGTTAAGTCTGAGAAAGACTTGTGGCAAAAGACAGGCAACATCTGTGTGGAGTATGAATCATGGGGCAAGCCATCTGGTATTGAGGCTACGGAATCAGACTACTGGTTTCATAACCTTTGCATAGGTGACGATGAATACTGTACCCTAGTGTTCAAGACGGATACGCTAAAGAAGATTGTAAGTAAGCTAGATACGTTCAGGACTGTATCAGGTGGCGACCACAATGCAAGCCGTATGTACTTGGTCAACTTACAGAAGCTATTCTCAACTGACGTTATTAAAGCATTCAAGGATATAGACCATGACTAAATCTATTAATACTTTAGTGTCTGATGTATACCGATTGATGGAGACAAAAGAGGCAGAAGAATCCGTAGATGTAGATGCGGAGATAGAAAAGTTTGGTGAAGCAATGAAAGACCTGATGCGTACTGAGTTCGCTAGGGATAGGAAGAGAGACACCAGAACTTTACGCCTGTCAAACATTGGTCGGGATGACAGATACCTCTGGCACGTAGCGAATGGTACGCCAGTGGGTGATAAGATACGCCCACATACCTACATCAAGTTTATGTACGGACACTTGATTGAAGAGATGCTACTGTTCCTTGTACGTATGGCAGGGCATGAGGTAACTGATGAACAGAAGAAGTGTGAAGTACAGGGCATCAAGGGACACATGGACTGCACCATTGATGGTTTAACAATTGATGTTAAATCTGCAAGCAGTTATGCGTTCAAGAAGTTTAAAGATGGTACTCTGGCGTATGATGATTCATTCGGTTATGTTGACCAGATAAAAGCCTACGCTCACGCACAAGGTAAGAAGGACTTTGGATGGTTGGCTATGGACAAAGCTAATGGGCATTTGGCGGTACTTAAGTATGACCTAGAGGATACCCAAGCCCCTGTCCATGAAACCATTAAGGAGGACATAGAGGAGCGTATAATACACGTTAAGGAGATGGTTAAGGGTGACGAACCAGAAGCCTACTGTGCTGACCCTATACCTGATGGCAAGTCTGGCAATATGAAGTTAGCCGTTAAGTGTTCTTACTGTCCGTACAAGAAGCATTGCTATCCAGACCTGAGAGGTTTCCTATACTCTACTGGTGTTCGCTATTTCAGTCACATTGCAAATGAACCTAAAGTATTTGAGGTGGACTTAAATGAGGCGACCTAAAAACAAGTACAGGTCATCCCTTGAAAAAGAATTTTCTAAGGAGATTAGAAACAAGGGATATACCTATGAGCCGTATGATGTACCCTACACAGTGTACAGGAAGTACAAGCCAGACTTTGTACATGAAGATAAGAAAGTTATGGTGGAGGTAAAAGGGTTCTTTCGTGTAGGAGACACCTTGAAATATAAGTCCATTCGTGATACAATATTAGTAGATGATTGGGAATTAATATTTCTATTGTCTAACCCTAACAAGAAAGTACGTAAGGGTGGTAAACTGACGATGGGACAATGGTGCGACAAAGAGGGGTTTAAACACTACACCCTGCATACTGCACAAGAACTAGTTAAATATGTAGAGGATTTGTAGAGATGTCACATACACTGGAGGAACTAAAAGAAGCTGTATCTAGGGAGTATGATGCAGTGTTAGTACTTGAAACTTTAGATATATCGGTAGAAGACTTACTGGATGCGTTTGAAGATAGATTAATTAGACATAGAGATTTGTTTACGGAGGATGACCATGAGCATTGATGATGCGACACCTGCTGATTGGGATGCACTGAGAACCAAGCACCCAAGATTGATGAAGAAGTATGAGAAGATGGTGGAAGATGAAGTGAATAGCCCTAAGCATTACAACTACGGAAAGGTAGAATGTATTGAGGCTATAGAAGAGAGCATGACCCCAGAGGCATTCAGGGGTTATCTCAAGGGCAATACCATGAAGTACCTATGGCGTTATGAGCGTAAGGGCAAGGCAATGCAGGACTTACAGAAAGCACAGTGGTATCTCAACAAGCTAATCAACTCTGGTGGTATAGATGAGGCTGTTGAACTAGCACTTCAAAAGGCTTCCTGATATGAAAGGTCAGACACATGGGGGCAAGGGTTCATCCCAACGCCCCACCGACCAAAAGAAGTATGCTAATAATTATGATGCCATCTTTGGCAAAAAGAAAGATAAATTGAAAAAGGAGAAGAGTAAGTGAATCAGTATCAAGAGTTTATTCATAAGAGCCGTTATGCCCGATGGTTGCCCGAAGAAGGCAGGAGGGAAACATGGGAGGAGACAGTACAGCGTTACGTCAACTTCTGGCTAGGTCGAAAGCAGATTACAGAGAAAGAAGGTGAGATGCTTTACAATGCAATATATAACCTAGAAGTAATGCCTAGCATGAGATGTCTTATGACCGCAGGTGTGGCGTTAGACAAGGACAATGTAGCAGGGTTCAACTGTAGCTACTTGCATATTGATTCACCACGTAGCTTTGATGAAATGATGTACGTGCTAATGTGTGGTACTGGTGTAGGGTTCAGTGTTGAGCGTAACTTTATCAACAAGCTACCTGTAGTTGCGGAGGAGTTTCACCCGACTGACACTACCATTGTAGTAGCCGACAGTAAGATTGGTTGGGCTTCTGCGTTTAGAGAGTTAATCAGTTTACTATATGCAGGGAAAATACCTAAGTGGGATATGCATAAGGTACGCCCATCTGGTGCTAGACTCAAGACATTCGGTGGTCGTGCTAGTGGTTCTGAACCTTTGGATGACCTGTTTCATTTCTGTGTAGGTATATTCCAAAAGGCACAAGGTCGCAAGCTGACCAGTATTGAGTGCCATGATATATGCTGTAAGATTGCAGAAGTGGTAGTCGTTGGTGGTGTACGTAGGTCAGCCCTTATCTCCCTGTCCAACCTATCAGACCCTAGAATGGCTAAGGCTAAGTCTGGTGACTGGTGGCGTAATGAAGGTCAGAGAGCGTTAGCTAACAACAGTGTAGCGTACACAGAGAAGCCTGACTTTGAATCATTTCTGTCTGAGATGCAGACTATGTATGAAAGTAAGGCAGGTGAGCGCGGTATATTCAGTAGAGTCGCGGCTCAGAAAGTAGCAGGTCGCAATGGTAGGCGTGACCCTGACCAAGACTTTGGTACTAACCCTTGCTCTGAGATTATCCTACGCAGTAACCAGTTCTGTAACCTGTCGGAGATTGTGGTACGCCCAGAGGATGACCTAGAGGACTTGAAGCGTAAGTGTGAAGTAGCTTCCATCATTGGTACACTACAGGCTACGCTGACAGACTTTCGGTATTTACGGAATGTATGGAAGAGAAATACGGAAGAGGAGGCATTGTTGGGTGTCAGCCTGACAGGTATATGTGACCACTATTTGCTAGGTAAGGACAGTAAAGACTTAGGCAGATGGCTAGAGGAGATGAAAGATGTTGCTGTTAAGACTAATAAGAAGTGGGCTTATAAACTTGGCATCAATCAGTCTGCGGCTATTACGTGTGTTAAGCCTAGCGGTACTGTATCTCAGCTTGTCGATAGTGCTTCTGGCATCCATCCTCGGTTTAGCAAGTATTATATTCGCAGAGTACGTTCAGACAAAAAAGACCCACTTGCACAATATATGAAACAAGTAGGCTTCCCATCAGAAGATTGTGTAATGGGTAACAATTCTACTATGGTGTTTAGTTTCCCTACCAAGTCACCCAAAGGTAGTACAGTGGTGAAAGACGTAGGTGCTATGCAACAGCTAAGACTGTGGAAGAAGTACCAAGACCATTGGTGTGAGCATAAGCCAAGTATCACTGTGTACTATACAGATGACGAGTTCCTCCAGATAGCACAATGGATTTGGGATAACTTTGATGCGACCAGTGGTATTAGTTTGTTGCCAGTAAGTGACCATGTTTATCAGCAAGCCCCCTATGAAGATATAACTTATGAGAAGTATAAAGAGTTACTTAAGGATATGCCCAAAGAAGTAAATTGGAATGAACTAGCACAGTTTGAAACGGAGGACAACACGACTGGCTCTCAGGAATTAGCCTGTGTAGGTGGTGCGTGTGAGATAGTGTAACGAACTTCCGAAAAAACGCGATTTTCTGCAAGTTAAAACTAAGGGAGCATTACGCTCCCTTTTTTTATTCATCGGCTTCTTGGCGTTCTTTCTCTACTCTTTCAAGTAGTTTCTCAGCACCGCCTCCAATGTGATAGTAGTATGCCCGACCAAGAACAGGTACGTTATTCATAGCGGCATCAAACGCTTTTGAGTCAGTTTCAGATTCAAACAATATGTTCTTGACTGCTACACCTGCATCATCAATCAAGGATGGCGCGGCAGGGGTGACCAGACTAAGAGCATACTCACCTAGCTTACCTTCCTGTACAAAGCGTTCTCTAGCATACTTACTGACAAACAGTATCTTAGCTAATGCTTCAAAGGAGGCATCGTCAAGAGCCTGTACTGCTCTAGTATCACCGCCAGTACGCAGGAAGTTTCTAGCGTTCTCTACTGTACCACCTGCTAACCCAATCACCGCAGAGTATCTTAAGGCTTCTTCAAACGCACCCGATACGTCACCTCTCTGTGCTCTCTGGATTATGTTCTGTCTAATCAAACCTAACTGTTTTAAACCGAAAGATTTTAATGAATAGAATATCCTACCATTTGTCATTTCCAAGTAAGCCCTTGGCATCTCTGACAAAGCAATAGGCTGTACGTCAGCCAACTCATTCCACAACAGTAACTTAGTTCTGTCTGTAACAAGACCATTTTGTAGGTCTTTAATTAGGTCTGCTGTTTCATTCTCAAAGACATCCCCATACTTCTGAGCAATAG